AGCACTATCTACAAGCGTTGCTAACTATCATATACCAGTATTGGTTAATGATACTCAAAACGGATCAGTAAGAGTTAATGAAAAGCGTCTTAATTTACAAGACATTTTTATTACTACTGAAATCGATGTTTTAATTGGTATTGGAAGCGCAACTGCAACAGATGCAAAATTGTATAGTTTTCCAAACCCACAAACTTTTTCAACAAGTGGCGCTGCAAACGCTTTGTATTCAATTTATAACGGTTTTTTAAACCTTACTTTGAATAACGAACAAGTTTTGCCAGCCTGGTCAGTATTACGTCATTTATTTGTGCCACAAACACAAGGCGGCGTTGGTATTACTGCACAAACTATTTTTCCAATTGATCAAATCAATTTTGGCGAAGATGCTAGTTATCCAGTTGAGCCAGGTATCGTAATGAATGGTGCTGCAAATATTAACTTTCAGTTGACTTGTAACGGTGCGCCAGCAGCAATACAAGCAAATAGTTTTATTTGTGTTATCCAACGCGGTATTTTAGCACAAAATGTTACTACTGTTAAATAGTATTAAACTAGTCTTGCGGACAATAAACGCTGCCGCCGCCCGTCGGACATAACGGGCAATTTTTTTCATTTTTCAACTTTATTTTATGAAAATAAAAAGGTTTGAGTCGGTTGAAATTCCAATACCTACTTCGTCAACTTTGACAAAGTTTTATTTTAGTGATCAGCCGCAATTGCGCCAGGCTAAAATACAAGGTATTCAAGTTTATACACCAACTGCAATTACTAAAACGCCATTGACTGGATCAACACCAGCAACATTGGCCGACATAAAGCAAGCAACGCTTACTTTATACCAAGGTGATTTGCAAATTATATATAACTTGCCTTTAATAGCTTTTAATAGTATTCAAGATCTTACAAGCCCATCAGTTTGGGAATTGCCAGAAATGAATGATATTGACATTAGCTGGACAAAAAGTTATATTACTTTGGCAACGGCGGCTGGAACTACAAACGTAGCTTTTAGCTTTGGAATTTATTACTATTTATAAGTAAGTTATGGCAGTACAGAAAGCAATGGCTACTGGTACAGCAAAAGTAATGGACTGGTTCGATAGAAACGCAACCAGTCCTTATTACTCTGTTTACGAGATCATAAGCCCAACAAAAAAAGATTTATTATTTTCATCAAATGAAGATAGCCTGGACAATGCTAGAAACATTTTAGAAGAAAATATTGCAGCGTTTGAGCAAAACGGCGTTAATACATTGTATGCACTGGTTTTACACCCTAAAAAGGATAAAAGCGGATACATAACTATAAACACACCTAGCCACGCAATGTTAAAGTTTAGACCAGCCGAGGAAGTGGCAATTATTACAGGAGTACAACAGCCTAGGGAACCAAGTTTTCAATATTTACAATTATTAGAAAAATTGAATAGTATTGAAAGCCGTTTAAATGCAGAGGATGCAATGGGCGAAATAGAAGAAGTTAAACCTAATATTTGGGAACAGTTATTAACACAGCCCGAAAAGATTGAAGCATTAGTGAATTTGGCGGTTGGCGTTGCTGGTCATTTAGGTACAGCGTTCAGGGGCAAGCCTTTAGTTGGCGTTGCTGGTATTACACCCGATGGCGAAGTGATGGCAATAGTGGATAGTTTAATGAGTAAAGGGGTTAGTATTGATCATTTAAGAAAATTAAATGAAATGAGTAGTTTAAAATTATCTAGTTTATTATTAATGTTATAAGATGCCAAATATTACAGCCGATAAAGTAGTTAATCATTTAATGTATGCAAAAGCAAATGTTAATGGTTATGAAGCTGGCGGCAAAATTGTAAAAGCAACATTTAAACCTGGCCAATTGATTGGCAAGGTTTATAGTTACATTGAAATAAACAATGATCTTTACTGGATGTTTTATTTAACACTAGCAGATTATAATAGTTTTAATGCAACATACATAAAGCACGATAGTAATAAATTAAGTTTACCCGATTTGCCAGCAATACTTGACGAAATTCAAGCACAAAAAAAAGCGGCTATAATTGCAAAAGATGGAGTATTTAGTTATTATTTACAGACTTATTTGCCGTATATAGTGGGCGCAGTAGTTGTTGCAATTGCTTTGCCGTCAATAGTTAAAAGCGTAAAAAAATGACAAAAAAAAATAGTACATTATTAATATTGTTATTGATTGCCGTAGTTAGTATAGCAGCAACAACAAAAAAGAAAAGAAAAGCTGGGCCATTGATTTTAAGATTAGATCCTGGCGAATATTTAGACGACAATTATAACGAATATCAAGATTAATATATGAAAAAAGAAATTGTTTACTACGCTTTAGGGGCTTACGCTTTGTATTTTATATATAATTATTATAAAAAGAAAATGCCAGCAGCGCCTAGTTTGAATGTTATACAAACACCAAACGAACAAACAAATAATTTAATGCCTAGCAGCCCAATACAAACAGATTTGGCACCAGGTTTAAGTATTGTAAGCGATTTAATAAACGCAGCAACACCAACAGCACCAAAAAAAGAAGTAGAAACATATCAAACCTTTTACGGTGAAAGTATAAACGGCGTTAAAGTTGGCAAAGTACCAATGACTTGTTAAACAACTTTTGCTTTCACCTTTAAAATAAAAAATTATGAATTTTGATATAAAAGCGGGCTTTATTAATTATACAGTAAGTTTTATTACTTATGATACTAGCGGATGGGTTACAAGTGATTGCAATAGTATATTGTTTATTAATTATGGCACAAACCCAGTAACTATTGAAAATGTTACTTTGCAACAAAATCAAAGTTTAAATATTGAGGGTAACCAGGGCGAATATACACACACTCGTTTTTTTGCAAATTTTGTAGGTGCTGGCACAAACAATTTAGTAACTGTTAAGAAAAATTACGTTGGATAATGCCTAGAATTGATTTAGATATATTAAACCAAAAGCAAACGCCAGCGTTTTATGCTAGTAGTTTGGCCACAAGGCCAGCAGCTAGTTTTGTCGGCCGTATATTTATTGATAGCGACAACCCTAGCACTGGGCTTTATCGTGATACTGGCACAGCCTGGGTACAAATTGCCGATCCTGGCGCTGGTACGACAGGCACATTGCAACAAGTTACTACCAACGGCAATAGCACAACAACAGGAATAACAATTACTACCAACGGTTTGGGAATTGGTACAACAATACCAGGATCAAACCGACTAGATATACACAGTGCAAGCGGAATAAATGCAACATTTAACGGCACAGGAACAACAAACGCTGCTTTGCAACTACAAAGTGCTGGAGTAGGCAAATGGAACGTTAGAAACAACTATAACGCTGGAGCAAATGATTTTCAAATTTTTGATGTATTAAATAGTGTAAGTAGATTACAAATAACAAATACCGGAGTTTCTTTCTTTTCTTCAAGATTAAACGTAAACGGAGCTACAGACAATAGTTTATATGCCTTAAATGTAATAGGAGCAATTAATGCTTCAACTAATATACTTGGTTTTACATCTTATTTTGACAATTACGATTTAGCAGCTAATGTAACAAATAATACTGGAAAATTTGTTATTAATGATAATACAAATACAACTAGTTTTATTGGTCAAGGATTTAGTTCTTTATTTATACAAAATAATGTCTATTATAATGGTTCATCATATTCTTTTCCAAATGTTGCTGTAGCTAATTCAGTTATTACTTTAGGAGGTGGTGCTATTAATTTTCAAACTGGTGCAGCTGCTACTAATCCAAGTACAAAAATAATTATTAAAAATACCGGTATATTAAATATAGTTAGTACGCAAACATACGCTACAAATGCCTTGGCAGTTGCTGGTGGATTAGTTACTGGTGACATATATAAAAATGCGGTAGGAGTTTTATCAATTGTACTATAAAATAAAAAAATGAAAATAATTAATCCCCCCCAACGTATTTGGGTAAACGGTAAAGAAATAGAAGCTACTATTTTTAGTTTATCATGTAACTATGACAATTTACAAAACATGGCTGTTTTTTATTATGCTTTGTTTAGTTCAGATTTAGTAAAATTAGTAGATGGTAGCATTACAATGAATGAGCCAGATTATACTACAGATTGGTTTTCTAATGATGCTGCTTATAATTGGGCAGCTAAAGAATTAGGTTTAATTATTACTGGTGATTATAACGCACAATAAAAAATTTTTTCCTTTTACCTTTAATAAATAAACCAATGGACAAAAAACAAGCCCTACAAATTTTGAAACAAATTTTGGATGCAGCAAGTAAAAGCGGACTATTTGAAAACATGGAAGCAAGTATGACTGCCGCAAACGCTTTTAATGTTATTGCAACCGAAATAAATAAAGACAATGGACTTCACGCAATTACTGATTAGTATTATTACATTTAGCCTTATTGCTGGCGGTTTTTTCTTTTCTACAAAAAACAGATTAGATAAGATTGAAAATGAAATGAACGGCCACAATAAGTTAAATACTGAAATAGTAGATCGTTTAGCCAGGATAGAAACTAAACTTGATTTTTACACTAAAATTCAATAATATGTTTAAAAATTGGAAAACTAGCTTATTTGGTATTGGCGCAATAATTACAGGCGTTGCTACAATTTTAAAAGGCGATGTTGTCGGCGGTATTACTGCAATATTAGGCGGTTTAGGTTTAGTTGCTGCAAAAGACGCAACTAACAACGGTTTAAACCCTTAATAATGAATAAAACAAACAAATATTTATTAATAGGCGCTATCGTCTTAATCTTAACTATGTCTAGCACGTCAGTATATGCAAGCCTAGCTACTTTTTTAAAAAAGTATGAGGAAGATAATAAAGCAGCATTGACAGCTTATGACGATGGTTATGATACCTGGACAATTGGCTGGGGATCAATATATAATTATGATCAAAACAGGCCAGTACAGCCAGGCGATACAATAGACCAGGCAACAGCCGATAGATGGCTACAAATAGAAGCAAAAAGCAAAATGGATGCGGTTAAAAAATTGGTAACAGTTAAAATAAATAACAACCAATTAGTAGCTTTAGGATCCTTTGCATATAATTTAGGTATAAGCGCCTTAAAAAACAGCACTTTATTAAAACTATTAAACCAGGGCCAGGACAAAGCAATAGTTGCTAGTCAATTTGATAGATGGGTTAATGTTAAGGGTATAAGATCCCAGGGCCTAGTTAATAGGCGCAATGCTGAAAAAGCCTTATTTTTGTCTTGATTTAAGGTTTAGTAATTGATATGTTTTGGTAGCCTGGCGTTAATACGCTAGGCTTTTTTGTGCCTAAAAAATAAATTTGGTAGTATGAATTAAATAATACTAATTTTATGACGGACAAAAAAAACCCAATTATGAACAAAAACAATGATGCGGATATACTCCGCCAGGTTGCCAATTTACAGGCACAAATTTTAAAATGTCAAAATTTATTGAAGCTTGCGCCATTTAGCGAAGTAAACATTTTCTTTTATGCAAAGGAAATGTTTTGTAGTATGGACCAGTCAATGATACCGTTTACTTTATCGGTTGAAATTGATTTGTTATTACGCGAAAGCATAAACTATTACGAACAAAAAATTTACGATCTTGAAAACCAACTTATTTAAAAAGATTTATTTTTTTGTTGTTGCTGTGCCAACAGCTATAATAGTTTACACAATAGCACATATTATTTATTTAATAAAAAAATTATAAAATGTTACAAAAGCAATTAATAAACGATTCAATTATCTATTTAAAATTTAAAGATGGTTTTTTTATAGATAAAGAAAACGTGAAATATAAAAAAATTACTGGCACAATAAAAAGTTTAAAATTAATATTTGATAGTTACCAGGGAATAGTAACTGAAAAACTAATTTTAAATATTGTTGATGGCGAAGAAATATATCATATTACAATGCGATTAACAAATGCTTTTATTAGTCTTTGTTTAGGTTTAGACGTTGCAGATATTAATGAGCCATTAACATTAACAGCAGATAAACGACTATCTGAAAAAGGTTTTTATTTTTTAAATATTTGGATTGAACAAAATGGCGTTAATTTAAAAATGTCTGATTCAAAAATGTTTACTGGTTGTATATATGATCAAGCAGCTAAAATATTACATTGTAAAAGATTTATTACTGAATTAATAAAAAATAATTAATTATGGAAAATTCAAGACATTCTATTTTAGTACATGAATTAAAAAGTGAAAAAGTAGGCAATA